ACGTCAGGAAGTCCTTCGCACACAAAAGAAACTTTTCCTCAAATATATGTAAACGAAAATGGTGATTTTCTAACAATTGCCGGAAAAACCACAGAAACTATCTTTCAATATGATTTAACTGATGGCGATATTAATACCGCTACGTATACCGGAAAATCTTATGATTTAACAGCCATCAATGCAAACATGGAATGCAGAGGATGTAATTTTAATATTGATGGCCAACACATTTACGTTATAGATAATGATTTTAATCTAGGTTCTGGAGGTCCAACATATTATCAGATTCAAAGCGGCGGGGCGGCTTCGGCGAACACTTCAGTGTGGGATGGAAGAGGAACCTTCGGTGATCCTGCTGGAAAGTATGTTTTGCTTAATAATGGCGATGCCTTGCACAATATGATGAGAATGTGTACTGCATCGCCAGGAAACACATATGGCTTCGCTGGAATGGATTTTCCAAGCTACAATCCAAGCGGAGTAGGATACGGAGTACTCGTAGATCCTGACACCAGCGCAGCGAGTAATGTAGCATATGCTAAAAATTATAATTGTAGATATACAGCACATTGGTTTTTTCCCACATATCCAGATGAAACAGGAGACGAAGAGTATCTTATGCATATGGCTGCTGATACAGGCACCCAGCTTCAGTTAGATAGTTGGAGACTACAAAGTCCTGGCAATATTCAATCAGTTACATTTAACGGTATTCGTCAGCAGCTAAACAGCAGTACTTACGACGACGGTGTTGCGGGTATAGATATTACTCCAAGTAATTATATGATGACTATCAAAGAAACTGGATCAGGAGCTTCGCAACAGTTATCATTAGAATATTTTAGTATTAACTCTATTTCAGGCACTTCCGATTTTTCTGGACCAAGCTCCACATCTGATATTACTACTTGGTGCAGAAACACTGATGGATTTACCGATACTATTGATTTAAGTAGTCAATTTATACGACCGCATGGAATCAAAACCCGAAAAGCAGCACATTGGGAATCTGGACTTTCGGGACAAAGACGTTTATTTGCATTATTTAATAACAACCGAACAACAGGTTTAACTAACTCATACGTAATGAGAATGGCAACAGCTACATCGTCGCAGGTCAACACTTCTGCAAGTGCATGGACTTTTCAAACGGGAGCAAATTATCTTTGGGAAGTTCCAGAGGACTCACCAGGAAGTGGTATCGATGAGAGATATCCTAATATCAATGGATGGGATGTCTCATCTGATGGATCTATCATTCTCATTTTAACAGACAAAAAGCTTTATAAGTTTACTGTAACAAGTCCTTGGAACTTAGGTAACAGCAACATTGTTTTCGATAGCTCGGTAGCTATTCCTCTTGTAGGTAACTCGTCTCCTAGAGGAATGTGGTTAAGTCATGATGGAACCAAACTTTACGTTGTAGATAATAACTCTCTTTTCTATCAGTATAGCTTTTCGTAGGAGACAAAAAATGGAATTAGCAAAAGTAAATGAAGATGGCACATTAGTTTGGCCTTATACATTTAAAGATTTAAGATCTGATAACTCAAATGTGAGTTTTCCAAAAGACTCAGAAATGGACGCAGAATTTCTTTTGAATTGGAATGTATATCCTGTGATCTCTACTCCTGAACCAGAATATAATCCAGAAACTCAATACGTGTCAAATGCAACACCTGTTAAAACGGACGCAGGCGTAGAAGGAAGATGGAATGTTCGAGAGATTTCTCAAGATCGGTTAGAAGAAAACATAAGATCTATGAGAGATACTCTGCTGAAGCAAACTGATGTTCATATTTTAAGAGCATATGAAGCCGGAGAAACCCCGCCTGCAGATTGGGTTGCCTATAGAACCGCACTCAGAGATATTCCTGCACAAGAAGAATTTCCAACAAATGTGACTTGGCCAACAAAACCTAGTTGACATTAGCTCAATATGTGTTATAATTGAATTAAGTTCATAAAAAGGATATATTATGTTTACACATGTTGAGCACGGTGTTGTGCTTCCAAAATTAACAAGAGAGACTACTGAGAGCGGTCGCAAATATTTTACGCCAGAAGGAAATTCTTATCCTTCTATTACTACAGTTCTGAGTATTCTTAGCAAACAAGCAATTATGGAATGGCGGAAGAGAGTTGGTGAAGAGGAAGCAAACAAGATTTCTCGCCAAGCAGCAACTCGCGGTACTGCAGTTCACTCTTTAGCAGAAGACTATCTTAATAATAATGAGGACTGGAGCAAAGGTGCAATGCCTGCTAATCTAGCATCCTTTAATGATATTCGACCAATTCTCGATAAACATATAGATAACATATGGATGCAAGAACAGTTTCTTTATAGTGATAAACTTAAATGCGCAGGACAGGTTGACTGCATCGCTGAGTTTGACGGTCAACTTTCTATTGTTGATTTTAAAACATCTCGTCGTGTAAAGAAGAAAGAGAATATTACAAGCTACTTTATTCAAATGGCTTTCTATGCTGCAGCGTTCTATGAAAGAACAGGTATTCCTATTCGACAAGGTGTGATCGTTATGGCAGTAGATGGTAATGAACCACTCGTGTTCAAAGAAAATACTTATGATTACTTAGAGCATTTTCAATCCGTAAGAAAAAAATACAAAGAAATGTACGAAAAGGGTTGACATTCGAAAACGAATGTGATATACTGTGTTCCTAACAATGGAGACTCATATGATTTTTTACACTGACACTGGGCCTAAATCTGAATATAATCCCGCTTTCATCTATCGTCTCAATCCAAACACTCAATATATCAAACATCTCGAAAATCTCTTCTACCTTAAATTCCTCGAACTTAAATCTGACAATATGGTAGAACGGCATCAGGCCAAAAAAGAAATCGATATTTGTAATAAAAAACTACAATTCTGGGAACGAAAAATCGACAACCAGGAACTCATCGACAATAAACTATCTGAACTTAAAAAAATCTGGAACATATAATATGGCTTATCTTATCGAACTTGACGTCTCTCACGAAGCAGCCCATGAAGAAGTTGTGCAACTTGCCTACGATCAAGGCTGTACCGTACTCAGTAAAATGGAGCACGGCCCAGCCGGTGGCAATCCATCCTACACGTTTGCCGCAGATTCTAAACAAAAACTAATCGGTCTTGCTCAAGAAATAAACGGAATTACTCTTGACGAAGAATGGATTAAAACAAAAATCATCGACGTTGCAGAATCTATCGGAAGGATTCACGCTTGACACCTATAGAAATATTTGAATACAAAAAATCTTGGCAACGAGAAGGAAGTGGATACTACATGGTACCTATTCATTCTGATTATCGTTGGCAAGCTAAACAAGTTATAAAGGACCAAAAATTAAAACCGCAATCTTGGGACTTTAGAAAATACACTGATGTGTATGAAGACACTTATTGTTTTGAACACGAAAATGATGCAAAATTATTTTCAAATTATATGAAAAAAATTACAAAAAAGGGTTGACATTTCCTTTTGAAAGTACTATATTATTAATATAGGAAATTGGAAAGGACTACATCATGGGTACCAAATTCGTAAAAGAAGACTTCACTTGGGACGGTATGTATCTTATGTATCGTGGCCGTCACACCGGCTCTCGTAACATGGAAGAAGTACATCCTGATTGCCATTCTTCTTGGATCGGTCAGCCAAAGCCTGAGTTTATCGCTCGCTTCAAGTATGGCAACAAGCCTTGGAAATCTTGGGTTAAGTGCTTGGTTCAAAACTATACGGTTGAGTCTTACCTTGCTGAGTGTAAGGAAACGAACCCTCTAGCTGCAGTTCAAAAAGTTGGTTATTCTGGAAGAGGACGCTATTAATGGTTGACATCTTTGAAGATATTAATATAATGGAAAATGTTCTGGTCGCTCTCAACGAGGGCGCATCAGACGAAAAGTACTCTGCAATCTACAGCTTGGAAAAGCTTCTTCTCAAAAAGAAAGATTTGATTGCTCAATTCGAACTGGAGGAAAATAATGAAAGATTGGGGTAGTCACCTTGGATTTGGTCTTGCCATTGGTCTTTTCACCTTTGGCTTTACCTACGCTATGTTGTCAGCTGCAGCTTTGCCTGATGTTTGGTTCAGCTACGAAACTCAAGGATGCGTTAAAGTCTTGAACTATGAAGAAGATGATAACTATTCTTGCGAAGACCTGCCACCTCGTTATTATCACGTATGGGTTGAGTAAATGAATATATTTGTCCTTGATGAGAATCCAGTCGTATCGGCTCAAATGATGTGCGACAAACATATTCCAAAAATGATCGTGGAAGCAGCTCAAATGCTTTCCACGGCTCATCGTATGCTCGACGGTTATTCTGAGAAACGGCTTTCAAAATCAGGTAAGCGTATGATTAATTATTGGGTTCATCGAAACAATAATCTAGAAGCTTCTCTGTACAAGGCTGTTCATCATGGACATCCATGCACTAAGTGGACTATGGAATCAAAAGCCAACTATGATTGGCACTACGAGCACTTTGTAGCCCTCTGTGATGAATTTAAATACCGCTTTGGTAAGCCACATATGACATCTGATAAGCTCACAGAAACACTCCAGAGGGCTCCAGATAACATCTCAGATATCGCAATGACACCATTTGCCCAAGCTATGAGCCATTATCCAGAATGCATAGTTGAAGGCGATCCAGTACAAGCTTACAGAAATTACTATCATACTGCTAAACCGTTTGCTAAGTGGGCAAAGGGTCGTGCTGCTCCTTCTTGGTGGGAAGGTTACAAAGGTGTTGCAGCATAAATAAAGACATGAGATATATAATTGTAGATCCCGAAGAGGGAATATTCCTAGGTACTAGAGGAGATCCAGATCGTAAAAGGATTGGGATGATCTTCTCTAGCAATAACTTATTTGAACTCCGTAAAGCTTGTTCTTGGAGAACACATGCTGCTGCTCACGACTATTTAGAGCACCACATAAGACATATATGTCCATCGGCTTTTATAGCCGACGTAGAAGTAAATAACAAAAATGAGTTTGTAGATGTAATAGACATCATAAAATCGGGCTATGGCGACTACACCTTTGAGTTGTTTGATGCCATTCCTGTAGAAAATCATACTGTGCACTAAAAAGTGAAAAAAATTTAAAATAAAATGAAAAAAAGGGTTGACATTTCTTCTTGAAAGTACTATATTATTAATATAAGGAATGAAAAGGAACCACTTATGATTACTACAGCTCAAAAATTCTGGTTGGAAACTCCTCTAAACGCAGTTTCATTGTTGATGGATCAAACAGTCAGCTATGCTGAAGAAAACGAAGATCTTGCTGATATGTACAACGAAGATTGGAAAGACTTCAGCGCAGCAATCACCTTGTTTCGTAACTCAGATTGCGAAGGCTTGGCTAACCACATCATCGAAATGGATACAGCGCCTCGTGAGCAATTGATCGTGGCATTTGCTGAAGATTGTGGTAAAAATTTCGTTTCACAAAATCTAGGATGGGAACTTCGTTAATTTTTTTCAAAAAAGATGAAAAAAAGGGTTGACATATCTTCCAAAATGATGTAAGATATATATATCAAATCAAAACAAGGAACTTATATTATGGCACACGAACTTGAAATCATCAACGGTCAGGCACAAATGGCATACCGCGAATCAGCAGGTCTTCCTTGGCACGGCCTCGGTACTCCAGTCTCTGACGATATGACACCACAAGAAATGATGGTGACTGCTGGTCTTGATTGGTCAGTTGAGAAAGTACCAACTTTCATTGATTACAACGGCTCAAAAGTTGAAACAGGACAGGAAGCTCTTGTTCGTTCAACTGACGGCAAAATCCTTACTCAAGTGGGTAAAGGTTGGAACCCAGTTCAAAACTCTGAAGCCTTCGATTTCTTCACAGATTTCGTAAAAGCAGGTGACATGGTAATGGATACTGCAGGTTCTCTTAAAGAAGGTCAGATCGTATGGGCGATGGCTGACGTAAAAGACGGCTTCTCATTGTTCGGCGGTGACGAAGTAAACGGTTACCTTCTATTCTCTAATCCTCATCAGTACGGTAAAGCAATCGACGTTAAGTTTATGATGACTCGCGTTGTTTGCAACAACACTCTAGCAGTTGCTCTTAACGAAAAGGGTATGCCAGGTGTTCGTATCAATCACCGTTCTGAGTTTAATGCTGAGATGGTTAAGCAAGCTCTTGGTATTTCTCAAAACAAGATTGAGAACTTCAAAGAAGCTGCTGAGTTTCTTGGCTCTAAGCGTTACACAGATGAAACTCTTAAGCGTTTCTTTGGTAACATCTTTGGTGAGTCTAACCGTGAAGATCGTGATCTATCGCGTACAGCTCAACAAGCTATGGAATGTGTGGAAAACCAACCAGGCGACAACTTCCGTCCTGGTACATGGTGGAATGCATACAATGCAGTCACCTACATGGCAGACCACAAGCTAGGTCGTACTGCAGATACTCGCATGGCGTCGGCCTGGTTCGGAACAAATGCGAAGCGTAAGATTGATGCTCTTGATCTTGCGGTAGAAATGGCGGAGGCAGCATAAGCTGCCTTCCGAAAGGTGAAGAAATGAAAATACTCGTAATGGGATTGCCAGGTGCAGGAAAGACCTGGCTTTCCGAAAGGTTACAACAGCACCTTGAGTGTGCTTGGTATAACGCAGATAAAGTGCGTGGGATGGCTAACGACTGGGATTTCTCCCCTGAAGGTAGGAATCGCCAGTCTAGTCGCATGCGTACTATTGCAGATTACGAAAAATCCCAGGGAAGAACTGTAATCTGCGATTTTGTATGTCCTACTAAACAAACTCGCGCTGATTTCGATGCAGACATTACGATTTGGATGGATACTATTGAAGAGGGTCGTTTCGAAGATACAAATAAGATGTTTGAAACACCAAAGAATATTACCTTCCGAGTTGATAAAAGATTGAATGATGCTGGAGTAAGAGAACTAGTAGTTATGATTGAACGGTTATTAAAAGGAGAATAAATAGATGCATGATAAACCGATTTTTGATTGGCAAAAGCCAACCGTTCAAATGCTGGGCCGTTGGCAGCCTTGGCATGATGGGCACACCGCCCTCTTCAAAAAAGCCTTATCAATTACAGGGCAAGTGTGTATTATGGTCAGAGATGTTGGCGGAATAGTAGGCCAAGATGCTGGTGCTGGTCGTACAGCAGCCCAAACTGATAATCCGTTCGGTGAGATTCAAGTAGTTGAAAACATCGAAAACGGTCTTTCAAAAGAGGGCTACACTAATGGATATGAATATAGTATCCTATGTGTTCCCAATATCGTTGATATTTCTTACGGTCGTGGTGTTGGGTATACATTTACTGAGCACGATCTCGGTGAAGATATTCACAATATCTCAGCAACCAAAATCCGAGCGCAAATGCGCGAAGACGGTAAACTATAAAATTATATGAGGATGTATGCCAATGAGTGATTTACCATCAACTATTACGAGTGAAGATCGTAAAAAAGTTCAAAATGCTTTGAAGGAAATGTCTGATAGCATGACACGCGTATCAGCTGAAAAAGATCTACAAAAAGATATTGCTCAGCGAATGCTCGACGAGATTGGAGTACCTAAGAAGGATTTCAATAAGCTTGCTCGTATTTACCATGCTTCAAACCTAATGGAAGAAGCAGCTCGTAATGAAGAGTTTATGGAATTTGCTGAAGCGATCATGGCGCCACCTGAACGTCAAATAGAAAGTAGTTAAATGAAAAACGTAAAACCCATTGGATGGGCAACAACAATCACATCAGTATTAAGTATGCCACGTGAAATGTGGGACAGTGTGATGACAGTAGAAAAGTCACCACTAAGAAATCTAGACCCTATGGTAGGACACATGATCTTTCAATGTTTGTTCTTTATTTGGTCAGGCATCTTTGCAGTAATGGTAGGAAGTTTTTATGCGTTTGGCATTAGTGCAACATTTCATATCTTGTTAATCAGTGGTATTACAATTACAGCAGTGACATTCCGTCAAGCAGAAAAGAATCCAGAGTCACTTAACAATTTGTTAAAGTCAGGACGCAAGTACAACGGCCGAGCAAATGGTGGCGAACATGAGTGAGCAAACACAATATTGCACTACAAAAGGCTTAGGCTGGGCATTCTTGGTAATCATTCTAACATTTACAGCACTACCTTTGCTGATGTCACTAGCTATCATGGGTCCAGAAGAATATGCTAG